CAGCAGAAGTGGCAACTGAAGGAATAACTGTAGTCAGATCGATCTCTGATACATTCACTCCAGGTGATAATTGAAATGCCATTGGATTTCTCCTTTTATTGTTGGGTCAATATTCTTTTTATTGTCTATTTAGTTTTTTACAAACTTGATGATAAATAACCCGCTGGTGGCTCCCACATGTCTCCATCTTCCACTTCCATCTCTCTACGCAGTCCGTCTTCAATAAAGCCAAACGGCAGCATACTTTCTTCTCCCAACATGTTTTGTTCTTCTAGCATAATCTTACGAATGTCAATTCTTGTTTCGTCTTTGAAGAAAGTCTGTGCTGTCAGCCAAGCATAAAGCACTAAACCCATTACGATATCGTCATTGTTACCTTCTTCGGCTGCATAGGTATCTCTTGTACGAACAAAAGTATTCAGTTCTGCAATGGTATCAAAGTCGTTGATAATGAGTTTGTCGTTCTCAATCAGCGTTTTCAAGTTAGCACAACCAATTTTCTTGACTGATTTTGTCGTCTTTACACCAAAAGCAACTGAGCGTTTGAAACCAGCGGAGATGCTCTGACCTTTGATGTGATGATGTTCTAACTTATAGATGTTCTCATATTCTAGATCATAATGTAGAATATCTACCACCTGCTGACCTACGTTGTTTGTTTCAATTAACACGTAAGCCTGATTGTAACGATTGGCTAAAGCATAAATTGCTGTGGGCAAGAACAATAACGGCAATTTATTGTTGCGGTATCGTGCAACTTGTTTATACGGTGCCTCTGTGGCATCCAAAACATTGATGGTGTGATAGTCCATACCAACGCCCTCTGAACAATCCACTGTGGCAATGTATATTCTACCTGGTCGTGGGTCTTCATACACAAACAAATGACCGTCATCTTCAATACGCATCGGGTCATAGAACGCCAATGAACGCAGTTTAGAACCAGAGATCAGTGTTGCTGAAGAACCGATAAACTCTGTCTCAAATTCTTGACGGAACTGTTCTTCAGAAGTGTTCCGTATCGTTTCTTCTTTCCACTTTTCATCACGACCTGGCACCATTGACCAGTGAATTTCTAGTGTTTTGTATGTTGAACGCTTTTCAATTGCATCAGTCCACATCTTATAGAACAGATTCAAACCGTTCGGCGTAGAAACAATAATTACTTTAGATGTTTTACCAGATGAAATAACAGGATAAGTAGAAGTAAAAAAGTCTACTGCCATGTTATGCGGCACGAATGCAAATTCATCAAGGAAGATTAGGTTGTATGAACCACCTCGGACACCTGCTGCTGATGTTGCATACGCATAAATCTTTGAGCCATTTTCCAATTCAATCGAACGTTTGTTCCAGTTGATGATACCTTGCTGAAGCCACATGGGTAGATGCTCATAGGCTTTTTGTATCTTGGCAAGAATGTCTTGTGCAAGTTGAAGTTTGTTGGCAAGAATACCAATCACAAATTCTTCGTTGAACAATGCAGACCAAAGCATATAGCCAACAGTTGTGGTTGTTTTACCAACCTGTCGTGGCATTTTTGCAATGACAAAACGATTGTTGTGAAACTGTGTGACCATCTCTTCTTGAAATGACCACATATCAAAAGGAACAAGACCTTTATCTACGTTGACAATCTTAACGTAGGTGCGAATAAAATACACCGGATCTTCGGTGCATTTTACAATTTCCTTTAGTTGTTCTTCGGTATAGGATATTTCAACACCGACTCGTTTAAGTCGGGCATTACCAAGGTATCCGTCATCCATAATTTATCGTGTAAAACTCTTCAGCATCCAACCATGTTTCTGATGAGCATCTAGAATGTCTTGTAAAAAGTTACCTACAGCGGGTTCATCGGCAGCATCAGCAATTGCGATACCAGCACGTAGTTCCATAATAAACTTATCGTTATCGGCAGCAAGTTCGGACATCATGATAAGCGGTGAAGGAATAGCAACAACGTCTTGCACCTTTGACAGTTCCATCATTCTTGCCAAAGTTGTAGGAGCATATGAATTTAAAGCACGAATGTGTTCGGCAATCGGATCGGTCTGATCAAACACTGCTTCATAAAAGTCTCCTAAGAAACCATGATACTGTGCAAAGTCAGGACCCTCTACATTCCAATGGAAGGTGTGTGCTTTGAAATACAAACCGAAGTTTGTACCCAAAATAACCTTCATCTGTTCGATTAGTTGTTCCATAATTTTATTTATTTCCTTTAATCATTTTGAGTAATTCGTTGGTGGAGCCAACAAACACTGCTTTATCTATGTTGACTCCTTTTGCGGATTCAGATTGGGGTGCAAGCTCTCTTTTACGTTTCTGAAGTTCCAACAAATCTTTGTTCATCTCAGCCAGATTTTTCATCATTGTGGCTAAGACTTCATATGCTCTTGGTGACTCTGATTGGTTTGCGACTGACGCCAGTTCAGTCAATGCTTTATTGCCATTGTCAATCAATGAACGCATGTTTGTGCGGGCAAATTCAGCATCAGCATCAATTTGATTGGTGTTGTCATTTACGACAACAGGTAAGGTTTCTAAAGTTTTTTCTTCAATGGGCTCAACATCAAAGATTTCAGATAAGTTTTTGTTTAGTTTTTTCATGATAAAGTATCAGGCCATTCTCTAATTGTTTCAATGAATCCAAAATCAGAAGGCGGTGCGGCAGTTGTTGGATTAGGTTCAACTATCACAGCAGCAGCATTAATTGAAGTGCTGTCTAATGTAGATACATTGTATCTTGCACCAGAGTAATCACCTGTGAGTGTGTATCCTGGTTTAATGTATTCATTGCCTCCAGTAATTACAAGCGTACCAAGTGAAGTATTGCTAAAGTATTCTACCGTACCAAAGAATCCATTTGCACTGTCACGAATCGTTTCACCGGTGGTAAACACATTGTTACCATTTGCATAGTCAACATAGACTTTCTGTATTTGTTTAGATGTGAGGTCAATGTTGATGTTTGTGTTGGCTTGATTAATAAGTTTGCCAGTTTTAACTGGTGGCCAGATGAAACTCTTAGCAGTGAATGTTAAGTCCCAAATAATGATTCTTGTTGTGCCGTCACCCATGCCACCTTCATACTCAACGGTAGATGCGACAGAATTCAATATGATAGGCACCGTATACTTCTGTCCCATTTGAGGAATAAAATCTACCACAACACTGAAATCTGGTGTGAAGAATGGTAAAATTTGTTCAAGTATTTGTGTACCATCTTCCGTATTTCGAACATAAATTGATAAACTAAATTCAAAGTTATATGGTACAGGTAAATATTGTGTTGCGACACCCGTGTTTGTAACAGCGGCAAAATTTTGTAAGGTTGAAATCTGTTTACGATTTGCATCATACTCAAGACTGTCAAGATTGAATGACATTCTTGGTATAACAGAATTAACTGACTTAATTAAATTTGGATCAGAAGTAATCTGTGTCAGATATCTTTCTTTTGGTCCATATGACAATGGAACTTTAAGTTTTTCTTTTGGTGCACCTGCTTGTGTGTAGCGAACAATTTCAAGATCATTGAACATTGTACCAAACACAACCACCATTTTACGAATGGTGCGGTGATAAAATTGAGCATTACCTAACATTACGGTTCTCCAAACGGATTAACTTCCGTAAAGTCAATGATGCCATCACTGGCTGCTTCAATACGAGCATTGTCAATAATGTCTTCGAACGCTGTGTTTTGAACTGGTGCATCAGATGCAAGTGTGACTGTCCACTGTGCGCTGCTTGTGTTGCCGTGTACATTTGCAGTTGAAGTAAAATCACCTTGCATACGGTACACATCAATATATGCATTTGGTTGAAAATCAAAAACCAAGGCTTGCGCTGTAGCAGTTGATAATGAAGAGCCTTGATATACGATTTCATCATTTACAAATTTACCTGAACCAGAGCCTAATGAAATACGAAGTTTGGGGTAGTAATTACGAATGTTATTATCAATCTCTGAAATACCGGTTTCAATAACCTCATTAGAGAAATAAAACTGTTTCATCTTTAAAGCGTACACATACACATTACCACCACGGCCACGACCCAATGTGTAAAACATTGCTTGATCATTTTCTGATTCTACATTGGTAATTTCAAAGAAACTTGTGGTCATTGGTATGTAAATCAAATCACCCTCAAGAGGACGTGTTAAACCATTGACTGCATATCTAAATCTTAATCTAGATACAAGTAATGTTACTTCGTCACGAATCTCTAAACCAAATTTAGATATAAAGTCTTGATCACCATCAAAACCATTTACATTTTCCAAATACATTTCAATTGGATGTGCAATGCGATATTCTTTCAGAACATCTTCACCGAATAAATAATCTACTTGATCACGTGTTGTGCGTGGTAGATAATAAACATCTAAGCCATAAATCTTGAGTGCTTCAATGACAAGATTTTCAACCAATAGTTGTTCGGGGGTGATGACATTGCCACCACCCAACTTTGATGGGAAATTATTGAAATAAAAATTAGTAGTCATTAGCCTGTGAATATCTCTGACGGCAGTGAACCCATCATGTAAATCTGTTCTTCCATTTCTTTAATTTCTTCCGATGCTTCATCGTAAATCTTTTGACCATTCAGTGTAACACCACCGGGCATTTGAATACCTTCAAACTTTTTGAGATTGTTGCCCCATTGTTGTTTGATTTTTGCTGTGGCTAACTGCTTTAGAAAACGGTCATTCCAGACATCTGTTGTGCCTTCAATTGAAATAGCAGCGTTATCATGTGTCAATGTTGGTGGTCCAACCAATGTGATACTCGTCGGCGATTCAATATTACCTACTTGCTTTGATTCACCGCCAATTGTGATGAAGTCAAATGGCACAATCTCTTGATCAAACTTTGTGCCATATCCAGTGATTGTGTTTGATGATGGTGAACCTGTAACTGTACCAGTAAGCACAACTGTTTCTGGTCGGATTGTGCGATAACATTCAACAACAACCCATTCACCAGGTTCTACATCCCTTGTCCAATCAATGTCTAAGAATACTTTGTTTTGATGACGATTGAAACGAAACTGTGGTGTACCAGAGAATAACAAGTTCAGTGTACGCAAATGTTGCATTGTAATTTCATATGACACATACGATACCGATGTGAAGTCATACAAATCATGCAGGCGTAATTGATAACGCAGGTCAAACATATTAATCGATGCGTTTGATTGATCAAATGGAAAAATACCAGTCACAAATTGCACCGCATCTGGACAATAAATCCATTGGCGATCAATATCTGCTTGAGTAATTTGATGCTTCATAAACAATTTCTCTGTGCCATCATAGTGATAGTCACGCCAGAAATTTAGAGCATCGTCAATGCGATCATCTACTTGATCATCATCAACGTTAATTTCAATGACTGGCCAACCAAGTCGGCGCAAGCAGTAGTCTTTAAATTGTTGTCTTGTGTTTATAGTTGCCATAGTTGTTTATTTATTTTATGTCCATTAAATTGCCTGTAATTGAGCCAGCGACAATATTGTTTGTACCAATGATGTTCGGATTCAAATGATTGCCAGAAATCGCCGCTGCCGCTATTGAGTTACCTTGAATAGCACCCGTGGCAATTTTGCCTGCAATGATGGCGGCTTCTGCTATACGACCCGATTCTACTTTTTGTTCTGACATTTTAAACCATTTTTAATTTTTAGATAAACACAATTATTTATTAAGTAATTCGCTCTCTGAATGCCAAAGTCCTATTGGACAAGATTTATAAGCAAGTTTCACTTTTACTGGCATAAAACAATTACATTTACTACAAAAATTTAACTTTGTATAAAACTCACATTGATTACAATGTGCGAGCCTTTGCTCTTGAATATTTTCCGAAACAAACATTATCGTATGTAAACTTCAACTCTGGCCGATCTATTGATGCCTGTTGAATCTTGACAACACGAAATAGCATCACCAGCACTATAATTACCCCAACCACTATCCATACCAATACCACCACTCACATCGTCTGAGCCTGAAAACTGCCCACCTCCAGCAAGTGTTGCTGGTCCAGTATAGTTGCCCTCACCATTTTCATTCCATCCAAATCCCCAACGAACTTTAGCCGTGCCGTTACCGTATGAGGGGTTAGGAAAGTTTTTAAAATTGAATCCATAAAAGTTAATAGCATTTTGAGATGAAAAAATGCCATTACCCCAATCAGGAGAACTTTTTGCTAACCCTATGAAGTAACCACCATAATTACCACCAGTGTTCACTGTGCCAGTATTATATGTACCTTGTGTGTTAAAAAAGTTGACTAATGTAGATGTGCTTCCTGCAAAAAAGTTATTTTGTAACCAACTCCAACAACTGTAAGGATTCGTTCCAAGTCCTCCACCATTAGTTGTAATATCAGGCCAAAGTGCCATAATATCTTTAGCCGCAAAATAATTCATAGTATCAAACTTAGCATCACCGTCGGTTCTATTATTTTGTGTAGGGTTTAAAGTGTTTATCGTATTCCAATAATTTGCACTATAGTTAAACGTTGTACCTCTAGTTGCTTTCATTGCCATCATCCAACCACCACCGTTGGCTGAACTATTCATCAAACAATAAATTTGAGTTGGACCTACCGTAGGTAAATCAATCCAATAAACACCATCAGTGTTTGTATTTGTCAATGACTTTATGGCAGCAGCACTAACCGCAGCACTATCTCTGGATGATCCATCTTTAAAACCGGTGCCAAACCCATAACCTCTAACTGAGGCTGTACCAAGTGTCGTTATTACTGGCATTATCCAAAACCATATGCAGTTCTTGATCCCAAAATTGAATAAGAATTTGACCCAATTTTTATGGAAGTAAAAGTGTACACATCTAATTGTGAATTTGTAAGCGATGCTGTATATGTTGGTCTACTGTTGCTACTCCATCTCGTATTGCCTGATTGATAAACACCATCAATTGAAAGATTGGCCAAGAATTGTGTGGAACCTTGTGTCAATATAAACGCTGTAGTAATCGATTGACCATTGGCCATAAAACTATTCAAAGTAGTTTCTGGACTTACCCGAATATTAAAAGTCACATTACCAGCAACATTACTCGTTACATAATAAACTGAATTATCATCAAGAGATACATTTACATTACCACTTGTAGAACTCGAAATCAAATTAGCATTCTCTAATAGTCGATTTACTGGAGTAAGTTTTACAGAAGCAATGGTATTGTTAGCAACTAAATTACCTGTGATTGTATTGGTTGCAATGTTATTTCCGCTAATCGCATTTGACGCAATCAAATTACCTGTAATTGTTCCAGCGACAATGTTATTACCTCGAACGGAATTATTAGACAATTTAAGTCCAGTAACCGAAGTGTCAGCAAATCTATTAGTGTTTATTCTTTGCGTCATTTTATTTCATTTTTTCTTTATTTAGAGTTAACCACCAAACACAATTGACATTGCAATCGCTTTACCTGTTGTTGCCGCAGACTGAATTGATGTATTCAGTGATGTACTCAATTTTTGTGAAGTTATGCTACCATCCGGAATAACAAATGTATTTGCATTCGTGTACATTGTAGCAACACGCACCAATTCACCACTGGCAGGAATTTCATCTAGTGTAATTGTTTGAGAGGTCGTATTGACAGTATAATCATTTATAGACTGAACGATACCATCAATTGTTACAATCAATGTTTCACGTGCTTGAGGATTGAACCCTAAGTTAAATGTAGCAGTTGTACCATTCGATGTTGTTTCAAATACAGATACGGAGACATTTGAACTTACATACTGAATAAAGTAAGGGTTGATTTTTTCAAAACCAACAATTCGAATATTTTCGTTATTGCCTGGAGCAGTAATAAATGTAACTGTGTTTGTTGATGGGGTTACAGTGTACGCAGTTTCGGGTTGTAAAATACCACCAATAGAAACAAAAATCGCTTTGTTTGATTCGGGTCTAAAACCAATGCTAAATGCTTGAGTTGAACCATCACCAACAGCACTGTATGTTGATACTACAGCACCAGCAGAGTTTGCTACATCAAGTGTGTAAAGATTTACATTATTAAATCCAGCCACACGAATAGATTGACCAGCAGGTGGCGGCTCATTAAATGAAATAGAATTATTTGAACGAGTTACTACATAATCTGCAAGTTCAGTTTGAACAATACCACCAATCGAAACAATCACTGCCGTATTAGATGCGGGTGTGAACCCTAGTGCATATGTAGAAACTGCACCATTTGATGTTGTGGTGAATGAAGAAACTTCAGCATTAGCACCTGTATTTGCTCTATCAAAAGCCGCATTTGCTTGAATGAACGCTGAATTCGCAGTGTTAAATGCCGGTTGTACTTGCGGTGCCACATTGTTTGCTGAAGCAAAAGCAGCATTAGCGTGATCAAACGCAGCATTGGCTTGAATCGTCGTAGCATTGGCAACAATAAATGAAGCGTTGGCTTGAATAAATGCCGCATTTGCCGTGTTAAATGCAGGTTGTACTTGTGGTGCTACATTGTTTGCTGAAGCAAAAGCCGCATTAGCATGGTCAAATGCTGCATTAGCCTGCGTTGAAGTTGCATTGGCTACAATGAATGATGCATTCGCCTGATTGTATGATGCATTCGCTTGAATGAATCCACTATTTGCATGGAAGAATGCGGAGTTCGCTTGCACGAAGCCAGAGTTTGCATGATCAAAACCAGCATTCGCTTGAATCGTCGTGGCGTTTGCAACAATAAATGCCGCATTTGCACGATTACTTGCCGTTACTGCTTTATCGTCAGCAGTATTAGCAGCATCATATCCAGCATTTGCGTGATGAAAGGCTGACTGTGCATGAAGTATGCCAGCATTGGCTTGTATGAATGCTGCATTGGCGGTATGAA